AGCCATAATATGAGCCTCATGCTCCTGACCCTCAAACGCCTGCAACGGTATCATGTCCATTACGTCAATGTTTTCCTGTGCAGGATCCTTTGGTACAGGCTCCTCATCAGGTATACGACGCATGATCCGGTCAACATCTTTAACGCCTAAAGCATCGTACATGTCCTGATACACCTCATACATGTTGTGCATCTCAGGAGCCGCACCAGCTAGCTGCAACTTAGTCTGAGCCAAAGCAATACGCTGCGCCTGACTGAATATATTGGGGTCAGATACAGGAACCACGTCAATCCGATCATCAAAATCAGTCGCCATGACACTGGTATCCGCGCCCTCAACAGAATACGGATACTCCTGCGGTAAAAACTCCGCCATCACCTTCGCAAGTAACTTGAACTCTAACTTCATGGCGTAGTGCAAACGCTTATGCACCGCACTCATTACACGAGATCCCTGCTCCAACAACGCAATAGTCGTACCAACCGCCGCGCCCTGATTTCCGTCGCCAACCTTCATATCAGTAATGGTCGCGAACCGCTGACCAGCATCAACTACAAAACCTAACAAGTTAAATAACGTCTGGTCAGGCCCTTTGAAGGGCAACGGCATCAGGCTGTCACGAATAGCCCCACCCGGAGCATCTACATCGCGAAACTCACCGGGCTGCAACGGATTATCATCGTCCCTGATCCGTAGGCCGCGGGCCTTGAAACCCGCAGGGAGATTAGACAACGTACCAGCGTCAATCAACTGCCGCAGTGCCGAGGTAGCGGCCCGTGACAAACCGCCAATGGTGTGAATTAGCCCTAATCCGTAGAAACCAAACCCCGGAAGGAACTTATAATGCACAAAATACTGTATTTTCTTCCGACTTTCGTCTTCTTCGCGGTAATTTCTACGAATAGACAATATCTGGCCGTTGTCCTGACTGATTGTGACAACATATGGTATCTTAATACCGGTTAACTCACCGTCCTCGTCCGTATCCTCGTACCCCTCAAGGTCCAAATCAACGTGACACTCCAAAATCGTGCAGTCATAGTCGATCTGCGACGACGAAACACCGTCTATATTGTCGATTTCGTCACTAACAGAGTTGCTATCGCCCTGTGCAGGGATAACAGGTATGTCCAAATAGAACCCAGCCACCTGTTTCTTCCGCAAATCGTTCAACGACATGCGAATACTCTGGGTTATGTTAGGACAAGTCTCTAAATCTGACGTTTCATACGGTACAACAAGCTGTTCAGCCGGTATAAACTTACTAACAGCACGGCTTAAAGTCTCGTCGTAGTACACCTTCTTGAAGGTAGACCCCGCAAGCGGTAAATAAAACAGCATCTGATCCAGTTCAGGCGTATATTCCTCCATCACATTGGTGATGTAGTAGTTCATAAACTGCCTTACGCGCTGTGACTGCTGCTGCTTGTCCCTTGTTTCGCCTCCCATAATAGTAGTTCGCACGGGGCCGCTGGCAGGCAACAACTCATTGAACGCCTGCGCCTGAAACTGCGTAGCCGCCTCGGCAAGCAACGGGTGCGTAACCCCCGAAGCCCCTCTGAACGGCTGGGTCCTCTCTTCGTAGTTGAACCCAAGCAGTTCAAGACCGTTTGCATAAGCATCTTCCCAATCCTGCCTTCCTGCTTTATTAGCGTCGTACTCACCCAATAACTCACCAGAAATACGCCCAAGCTCACGCTCCGGCATCTCCTCGGCCAAGTTCATATAGAAATCATCACCCTCACCGCGCTGATCCTGCGGATCGAAGTCCACAGTCATGCCGCCGTCCTCGTCAGGCGTGATCTCAATGTCCATGCCCTCCGCCATACCCTCAAAGGATACGACGTTGTCGTCCATGCTGCCGGGAACCTCTAGTTCAACTTCAGCAGCTAAGTCCTCCATGTCCAACTGAGACGGGACGTTTTTGTCCATCATGCCTGCAATAGGTTCTCTAGCCATTAAATGTCTCCTTTAAAGACCTAACTTACCATAGGCCGGTTCATATTCCTAGCTGTTGACGCAAGGGATGCAATGCCCCGTGGGCCGCGGCCCATGTTCCGCGCTGCGTCTACCATGCTTACTATGCCGCCTTCTGCTTTATCCACTACTTTTAAATTTTTACGGACAAGCTCTTTTCTGGCCTCGTCTAAGCTAATCTCTCCATCCAACAGTCTTCTTGCGGTGTCCGAATCAAGCGGTGGAATCCCCGGTGCTCTTTCAAAATCTGCCTTATGACCGCGGACCAAAGACTCCGCAGGAATCCTCGTGCCCGTCGGTACATGTATCGTGTCAACCATAGACACGAAGCCCCCTACATCATTCGAGTCCATCGGGGCAGAATTAGTGAAGTCGTAACTGGGGAACGCACCATCTTCCAATGTGAAAGGCGGCTGAGTATCATCTCTTAGTTTTATTGGGGCTGGAGCAGGTGCGGGTCCTTTTTTCGGGTACTCTATCTTCTTTTTTAGGTTCTCTGGTATCTTGTCTACGTTAATCAGACCCTCTACATCAACTAAGCCTCTTTCAGCACCTTCCGTATCAAAACTTTTTGCGCTTGTTCCCGACATAGTATCATATCCCGGTCGTAACTGATTTTCGATCTCTAAAGACGAGCCCGCTATACCCTTGTTTCCGCCCGGAGCCGCTTCCGTTGCACGAGCCCCTTTGATAGCTACATCCATAGGAAACAGCTTGCGGCGCTCACTTACCGGCATACCCTCTGTTGCCAAAGCATACCCTTGTTGCAGACGAGCCATAAACTCGCCTCGCGTCTTCATGTAGTTGCCCCTAGCAGACGGGCCCTGTTTTAACGACCCCGCCGCGTCCTTTTCCCTGTATATGTCAATACCAAGCGACTGATAGGCTTCGGCCTCTTTAAATGCTTTTGCCTCTTTCTCCGCAATAAGCCGATACATCTCTGCTTTTACTTCATTCGCATAAGGCATTTCATCTAAATTAACAGGGGCGGTGCTATTCGTATTCCCCGGCCACATTCTAGTTACATTATCTGGAGCTTCTGGGTTTGCCTTCTTTACGTTAAAACGCGCCTGATTAAGTAGGCTTTCTAAATTCTTGACTTCTCCTTTGGGCCGAAGCTCATTAAAAAACTCATAAGGATTAAACTTCGTGACTCCCGGCTCGTCTATCATTTTAAGGCTCTCATAGAGAGCAAAGTTGTCAAACAATTTGCCAGACACGCTTTCTTTAACCAAAAACGGAGCACTGCCTCCGGGCAAATCCCCTCTTGTCTGTAACACATGCGCTATTTCATGCACCATCAAGGTGGACGTGTACCGGTCATTCCCTAAATACTCCGCTCCAATAGCAATCGTGTTGGTGCTATCATCCCAGTGGCCGCCAGACCCTTTTGATGGCTTTTCGATAATTCTAACATCTATGTCATCCCCTAAATCCGGGAATACATCAAAAAGTGGATGATCCTCACCCATCACCTCTTTTAACTTAAACTGTACGCTTCTTCCGTATTCACCGCCCCTGTGTCCCCGCTCAACAAAAAAGTTTCTGGGGTCTTTCAAGTTTTCAAAAGAGTCCATAACCTCCGCGCCAGACTTCCCTGCCGACACCTTGGTTCCGACCGACTCCGGCAAAATATTACTTATCTTGATCTGACTCAAATTATCCGGGATATCAAAAACCATCTTGGTTTCTAATGGAGCATCACCTGCTTCCCTGCCGGGTCTTGCGTCCACATTAATACGCATAAACCCTGTCTCTTCAAACACCTTGCGGGGGTCCTCGCCATCTTCCAACCGTTTCTGAGCCGCGGACTCCTTGTACTTTATTCCCCTTACCCATTGTGGGTTTATTCCCGGAGTGTCCGCAGAGGCCAACATTTCCGTGACAGAGGTGTCTGGTAATCCATCGTCCGGTACGGGTATTATCTGACCATCGGGGGTTACCGCCTGCGGGCGTACATTCGGCAAAAACCGCATGAAATCCTGTATGCCGCTTGAAACAGCTTTAGCGCCGCGGGCCGTGATCAATTCACCGGCACCCGTAATTCCGCCAGCTAAACGCCCCAAGTCACGATAGTCTTCTAAACCCGACCCCGCAGCGGGAAAGAAACGTGAGCCAAGGGCTTCGGATCCAAAGTTTTTCACAAAAGACTGCGCGTAAGGGTCCGCGGCAGACAAAGCCGACGCTATAGGAGAAGTTCTTAACAAACGGGGGTCTATTTGAGACGCAATGCCCGTGGCTGCCGCGCCTATATCTGCGAAAGAACCACCTAAATCCGTTGTAGCGCCCTGAAGGGCACCAATTCCTAGCTCACGGTATGCGCCTTCTGGGGGCGGTTCGTATGAAACGAAATCATCTTCTGGATTATCAGACAACTTCCCGCCCCAAGATCCGTGACATCTGATCCATCACCTTCGGATCAACAGTCTGCTTCACCTGATCTACAGGCGTCATAATACCAGCCTGCTTCAATAACTTGCCACCAACCGCGTCATCGCGTAACTCAACCATCTGACCAAACTGAAAGCCGCGCTTCTTGTCAAAGTTCTGCTTGTCTATAGGACGAATCTTGAATTGCTCCGGAGCAAGATCTTTATATATATCAAAACCCTCTATCCCCGGATACTGTGGGATAGGTCGCATTGTGTCGGGCCCCGTTGTGTCCGCTCCCTTACTAAGGTCCACGGACATAATGCCCTCTACCGAACCGCCGTCATCAAAAACCATCTCAGGCTCCGAAGGACCAAAATCCTCCATACGGGAACCCTCTGGGAACTCCTGATAAATATCAGCACGGGGCAAAGTCTCCTGCTGCATACCGAAAGTATCTTCGATCTCTTCGGGAACCATCAACATATCGCTGTAATAAGTATACGGACGCTCGTCGCCCTCCTTGTACAAAGGACGATTTCTACGCAAAAAATCTAAGAATTGATCCCTTTCTTCGGGGGACCCTGCGCCCGTATTAACTACAGAATTTCCCATGCGTCCGCTGCCCCTCTAGTAATAAGCGTGTATCCTACTATAATTCTCTTCATCTTCCCAGTCATCTGTTGGTAATTGTACAAAATTACCCTGCCGATACCGCATCAATGCCTGCGTCATGCTATCAACAAGATCGTCATACTCCCCGTTAGGGAACGCCGCTACCTCTTCAATCAACTCGTCCGCAAACGTAGTGTCGGGGGCCCAAACCATTCCAGCCTCAAATAATGGCGATACCGAATGAACCCTCGTCACCTTATCATTACCTTTGCTCGGCGTAAAGTTAACAACAGGTATGCCCATGTTCCGTAGTTCGTGGGTCAAGGGGGTCCCTGACGCCTTGGCCTCAATGATGACGGTGTCGGGGTCCCAGTAATTATACTGCTCTAACGCCTGCTCCTTCAACTCCGGAAAGTCCCACCTACCCTTCATGCTGTCCAAAAGGATCAACGCCGGGGGACCCCCAGACTCTTCCGGACGAAACACTCCCCACGTTGTAATGGCAGAATAGTCTGCCGTCTCCCGCTTACTGAACGCCGTATCATAACTCTGGATCACAAACTCAAGATTGGGAACCTTCTCCGGCTTCCAACGGTTCCACCACTCGCGCCGGATGATCGCATTCTCTTCACCCGTCGGGTTCTGCTGATACTGAGCGTTCCACTTGCTGGGAGGTATAGATGCCTTGACCGCGGTTAAATCTTCCAAAGACCAGAACTCAGGCCAACACGGCTTCTCATCACTGAAAATAGCAGGAAGCTCCACAACTTCCCACTGATCGGCTAACGGATCTTTAGCCATCGCCCTCAAAAGCTGACCCGTCATATCCTTCTCAGACCACCGGGTCTGTACCAAAACAATCGACCCACCCGGCTGGAGCCTCTGCCGGGGGCCCCCTGTGTACCAATCCCATGCGTCATCAAAGCCGTTCGCGGACATCGCGGTCTGCTCCGAATGAGGATCATCAATGATGATTAAATCACCACCACGACCCGCCAAGTTCGATCCAACGCCAACGGCATAGTACATTCCACCAGAAGCCGTGTCCCATCGCCCCGACGCTTTACTGTCAGCAGCCAGACGAACTTCCGGGAATATGTCTTTGTAGTCATCGCTATCAATTAAGTTCTTCGTCTTTCGTCCAAAGTTTACAGCAAGCTCCGTTGTGTGCGTTGCCTGAATAATCTTCATCTTTGGATTCTTACCCATCATCCACGCAGGAAACAAGAAAGAAGCGAACTCGGACTTTGTGTGACGGGGAGCCATGTTGATGATCAAACGCTTCAACTCGCCGCTCGCTACCCGCTGCAACTTGTCCGCAATGATCTTGTGATGACGACCGGCAATGAACTCCGGCCACATATTTTTTACAAAAATTAAAAAGTCATCTTTGCAAGCTTCATTCTTTTCAAGAAGCGCGAGCCTCAGTTGAAGCTTCAGTTCCTTCTCTGTCAGACCATCCATCGGGGGACCCTTAAATTGCACAAAATATGTGCACAAATATGCACATTTATTAGTCAGTTAACAAGACTTCATATTTGCCTATTTATTAGGCAATGTTTCACGTGAAACATTCTATACCATTTTTCATATGAATATTTGAGAGAAACATGGCCCATGCTCCCGCTAGGCACGGCGTGGGCGGCGGCGCGTTTTTCGTGATTTTTTGGCGGATTTCTGCGGTTTTTGACCCGATATTGGAAGGGACCCGACGATAGATCACGGCCAGCGAAACACGGGCTTTTGTTCGCGGTTCACGGCCAGCCGGTCACCGGATCACTGCCCGCTGCCGGAGCGATTTGCCCGCCGGATCACGGCCAGCCGGTCACCGGATCGCGGTTGACGGTTGCCGGATCACGGCCAGCGGTTCGCGGGCTGGTATGTTTGGGGCATGGGGCGCGGGGCATGGCGCGGCTTGTTTAACTCTTTTAATGCCGCAACGCAGGCCAGCTAGCAGGCATTAAAAAACCCCCGCTAGTGATGCACCAGCGGGGGCGGTTGTTGGCTTGTGCGGGGCTTATCCGGCTATTCGATATCCATCGTTAAAGTTGCACCGCTCAAAACTTCTTTGATGGCGGCTTTCAA